CGTTATCACCATTAAAGACTGGGGTAATGATCGCATCAATGTCGCTACCACCAGAGACACCGCTGTGGATACCGAAAGGGACGTAGCGGGTACCATAACGAAGGAAAGCCGGCGATCCACTATCTCCTTTACTGAGAATATTGAATTGCTGACGGCTCTCGCACTCACAAACGAAACTAAGACCATGATAGGTTCTCTCAGTACGATTGATGGTGAGGTAGATAACATAAACGTCGTCAATGGGGTTGCTAACATGGCTTTTACCGTCTGGATCAGTATGCTTGGAAGTAGCGGGAACGAACATGACTAGGGACTTGCCTATGAGCATAGGGGTAGGATCTAGCTGATCAGGAAGATGCATATACTCCTTGTATGATGAACTCATGATGCTCTCGCGAGCTGCCGTGTTAGTAAAGTAGTAGATAAAAAGAACGGCATCACCGCAAGCAGGGCGGAGTACTTCAACATGGCTGCAGCACTCAACGAGTTGATACGGCCGAAAATGAGTGGTCTTGGAACCACCCTTAGCTCGCTGAAATAACTGAAGAGGGTAGCATACAACTTTGCACTCGTCAATGAGTTGTTTAGCTTGACCAGGAGTAGTCGGATGAAGCCCCTTAGGTATGCCATAAACTCCGCGGAGATCGGTGGCGTGAGCGTTGCCGAGAAATACCACAGCTTTAGGACTGGTATGAATCCTATTGACAGTAGCGATCTGGCAATTGCTCCCAAGTTTTACCAAGATCTTAAAGGTGTGCTTCCGAATATGAGACACAGTATCTTGGTAAGTAAGAGAGTGATTGACCATATTAGTAGGAATATTGTGACGCGCTCCTTTCTCTAAACTGACCGTGCTCTCCCATTGGGCTTTGGCGTCTTTGGGAATATCGGTAAAAGTTATAGTTTGAACATCATCACTCCTCTTCTTAATACGCTCGGTAACGTTGTCAGGAGTAGTAGAGTCTATATAAAGGTCATACTTCTTCTCTCGCTTCTCGGGTGGAACAGTGTGAGCAACCTCGGTGGGGCAGGTATGAAACTGACTAGAACTCTGCTCGATAGAAGTAAGATACCTTATAATCTTATAAAAGGCAAGAACTCCTGCTCCAGTCAGAAGGTACGTTGTGAGCTCGGGGGCCATGCCAGGGGGCGTCACCCTACCGATGAACCTAGGAACGCTAAACACTTGGTGAGTGTAATGGGGGTAGAGGCCCCGAGTGTGAGATGAATAATGAAATAAGTACTCGTTATGAGCCATGATCAACTTGCACGATAGCAAGTTACTCTCATAGTCAGAATTGTCGAGCCTCTGAGTATCACGAGACATCCTCCCAACTAACGTACGCTCACTAAAAAACTTAAAGTTGGTTATAATCTGAGTAATCGAGGTAAGGACATAACTAGTTGTCGCATCAGTTATAGTGTTAGGCTCAGGCGAAACGTTGACTGCAAGGTTCCTTGTAAATGAGTCAATAAAGTAGTCGCCGGTCAATGAATCGAC